TCATTAGGTCTTTGAGTTACTGCTGTTAAAGGAACAACAGGTCTTGCTGAGGCAAGTGCTTGCATAGCACCCATTGATGGTTGAGGTGCTTGAGGTGCTTGACCCATCATTGATGCGCCTTGTTGAAGACCCATAAGTTCTTGACCTTCACCGTATGTGCCACCAGACATATATCTAACTGGTTGTTGGGAAGGATTCAAATCTGTTCTTCTAGAATTTCTGCCTACACCTGATACTTGTTCAGCCATTTATTGACCTGCCATTTGTGCCATCAGTGCAGCAATATCCATAGGGGCTCCAGCAGGACTACCAGCGGGAGCACTAGGAGGGGACGGTTGTGCTGCAACCTGCTGTGAAGGAAGGGTAGCCTCTGCTGGAGTAGGTTGTTCTAACTCTTCGGGTTTGAATGCTTCTTTAACGGCATTTTCAATTGCTATACCATCACGACGTTTTTCAATAATGTCAGCAAATTTTCCTAAGAGAGATGAAACATCTTGTCCTGTTGCAATCATTTCAGGGATTGCACCAGCAGCAGCGTTAACTGCACGATTTAAATTATCGCGCATCTTTTGTATATCAATACGTTCTTGTTCTTTGGAAACATTAACTGACCATGGTAGTTCACTCATAACAAATTCACGTGATACTAAATCACCACCGAGTGCTTGTAGTGAGAATATTAATGCACGAGATGGGTCAAGTCCTGCCATCAAACCGTAACGAACTTCTACAGTGTAATCACCTTTAATGTCTTTAGCAGGATTGTATTTGAGTTCGTATGGTGCACCGTCGTTTAAACCACGAACATTTTTTTCAAATGGGAAAATCTTTTCATCAGCACGTAAACAAAGAGAAATAACATCTTCAAATGTTTGTGCAAGTACTTGTTGTCCTGCTTTGATTTGTGAATCAAAAGCACCAAGTAACGCCTGGACGCCTTGACCAGTAATGATGCTGGCATCAATATTGCCTGTGCGACCTTCTGGATAACGTGCGCCCAAACGCATTTCCTGTTGCAACACTGCTTGTTCAGTGAATGCTGTGTTTGGTAAATCTAAACCGACTCTTCTAATTAGTTGAGGATTTTGACTTCTCAAAACTGCGTCGGGACCAAATGCTAATTCTTGAACATCGTTAGGCAGTGCCAACGGAGCCTGAACAGATTTCTCTGCTGCTTCTAATGCTAGTAAAGAAAAACGTGCACGAGCAAGTTGTACCCATACCACATCATCAAACTGTCCACGTGGTTCTTCGTCAATACTTGGGCGACGTGCAACACGCACCATAATCTCACCAAGAGGATTAGGTGTTTGTTTTAAAACAAGATTAGTTCTTTCAGGAAGATATAAAAGGATTTGGTCGTCATCTTCATAACGAACCATTTCAAGTAATGAATACATATCAGTCATATCACGACCCATAGGTCCAATGATTTGATTTTCGTATTCAGGGAACTCTGCAACTAACTCAGCAATAGTTTTAACATACCTACGCGCATAAGAAGTTATACGACCAAAACGGTCAAACTCTGGGTAAGCACCCAGAGGGTTATCGACACGGATGCGGGGCTGATTATCTTTAACATCTAATTCTATAACGATTGGCAAAAAGCCATATGTAAGAAACCAATCAGCCCCTGTATACATCTGTGTCTGCAAGCGTGAAGATTGAACATAGTAGTTCGCTATCATGCTGCGTTTCTCTGCCTGTGCTTTAGCACGGTCAGAAGTTGTGTTAACGGTACTGCAATTAATAGAAGGTAAAGGCGCAAGCACCTCTGCTAAATCGCGTGCAGCAACATCAATGAAGTTAGCAATCATTGGTGAAGGCATACCTTCAGGGAAAAAGTCAGGGTAAACGTTTGAGATTTCGCCACGACGTACAGACAAAACATTTGCCATACGCACATCGCGACCCTGGCTGCGACGTTTTAACGCCTCAACCTTATCTGCTATCTGTTGCACATCAAGTGCCATTCAAACTCCTATAAGTATGCTTCAGCATATTGTGCTGCAGCAAGGTCATCTAGATTTATTGTTCCTCTATTACGTATACCAGCCTTGGTTGCGTACCTGTTATGCGTATGTGATTGAGCAAACCCAGATTGTTGGATTAACTCTTTAACTCTAATTTCACAAAACCATAAAGCCATCACACAATCAGTTGCTTGTGATTTCTTTACACCTGGAGACCAGGTAAGTAATTGATTTACTAAAGCCTTAACATGCTCATTTCCTTCAGAAGAAGGAAGTTCAATTAAATTATCGTCCTGATGTTTACCATCACGTTCACTACCAAACAAGGCAGCCATAGATGCTACACCAAAATCAACATCCCATTTGTTTTTACCAGTAAAATGAGAACGGAACTGAATCCCTCTATTTGTTAACCACTGGTTTAATTCTTCATCTAACGCATACGCTTTCTGGTGTGCGTTAATTTCAACACGCATTTCTTGCGGGTGATACTTGTTAACCCAATCTTCCATCAAAGCACGAACCTTTTGAGGACTAGGGTCAACCATATTATAAACATCCAACACATAACGCATATGTGTTCTGCGGTCATAAGCCAACATCACAGCAGCAGTCTTACCAGTCATAGCAGGGTCAATACCCATAATCAGGTAAAAGTCCCCATCTTTAGGATGACCAGGTAATTTATTATTAACAGGACCTGTGCGTCTCATACCATTAGTTGAAGCCTGCACACAAGAAGGTTTAAAAATAGAATCTTCTTGAATATCTTGTTGCTGATAAACCAAAGCCCAAGTACTAGGAGTCACTTCACCGCGACGACGATACAGGGCTGGACCATCCCACTTAGTATATAAACCATCAGCGTCAGGTTCTTTTTTAGTACCTGACTTCAAATCAGTCTTAGCCCACAAAGTAACCCAATCCTTTGGGTCCTCAGCGGTTTCCAAAACTGCTGGCATAGAAAAATAAGTGAAAGGAGATTTACCATTAGACCAATGCTTAGGGTTACGAATCTCCCTATACAAATCTGTAGCAGAAAACCTAGTACCAACAATCAACAAAACACCCTCGTCGTCAAGACGAGTAACAACTTCTTTTTGAATCCACTCTAACTGTTTAGCCCACTCATGGGCATTAGCACCAGTTACACAGTCATCAAGAATAATAAGACTAGCGCGAGCACCATACACTTGACCACCAATACCAAGAGCCTGAACAGTAGGGTCCTTCTCAGTAGAAGTACGAGACAACGTAATAGCGTTGGCTTTCCAAGAATCAGCATCCTCACGCCACCCACCAGGAGGAGCATAGGTTGCCTGCATCTTAGCCCACATAGGATTAGTTAAACGTTGCTTAATAGAATAAACAAACTCCTGAGCCTTAGTCAGGGTTTTAGAAATAACAATAATCCTAGTATTGTCAGGGTCCATACAAATCTTGTAAGTAGAATAATTAACGGTAATCGTAGTTGACTTAGCATGCTCAGGGGGAACATTAATCAATAATCTTGTAGGGTCAGCAGGTTCATAAACCATACTAGGATGCAACCAAGAAGGGTCGCGCCCCTCCAACACATCAACCCAATTTTGCTGGTGAGGGAAGATAGAACTATTTAAAAATTTTTTAGAAAACTCAGAAAACTCAATCTGATACTTATCACCAGATAAATCTTTAGAAGCCCCAGACTCCTTGGCTTCCTCAAGTTTGCGGGCAAACCCAGGGTCACGAGACATCCATTGGCGTAGGGTAACAGGTTGACGCCCCACAAGCCCAATAGCCTGCTGAACCCCAACACCATCAGAAACATACTGAAGGAATAATCTCTTAGCCTCCACAGAATCCATAGCGTTCTGGTGTTCCTTACCCTTATGGAACCCCATACCTACACCTATCCGTAACTCTAGAATACTACACTCTGTAACAGTACAGAACAGTATATTTAAAGCCCTTAAAGGCTTTAAATATCTGTTTACAGTTACAGATGAGGGGATAGTATTTATCCCCTCATATATATACTAATCCGTCCAAAATACAAAAGCGGACAACAATTAACCAAATCGTTATAAAACAAACCAAAAAACAGCAAAAACAGACTGTGTCACCGTAACAAAAAAACATAGTGGGTGTTTCACACTAGAGTAGTGGTCCAGATTAAACACTCTGGGGTCCGTTGCAGACAGCCTGCGACGTACCTGTGTCACATCTGACCACTCCTGTTTGGGACCTCAGTCTGCACTAACAGGACGCCAATCAGTTCTGACTGTTCTGTTTGCTGTTGAGTAACTTCTTAACAGTCAAACTGGTTACCTTTCCGTTGTTCTCGTTTGCTG